TTTGAAGAAATAGATTTCTCAATATATAAGGAGAATTAAAATGAAAACATATACACTTTATGCAATAAGAGAGGTTGGTGAGGTAGCAGTTATCCAAGCCAATTCTAAAGATGAAGCGATTGAAAAAGTAGAGAACGAAGATTGGGAAGTAGATACAGATTTAAATTGGGAGATAACTTCAGTAAAAGAGCAAGGTGAATCATGGGAGAATGAAGATGAGTAAAGATAAAAGAAATTTAATTGCAACAACATTAGATGTGTTTGATTATCTAATGGAAAGGAACTCTGATATAGGCACGAATATTTTAGATTCTTATCCTCTTTCAGACTGTATGGAAGAAGATGGAGTTATATACCTTTTGAGAGGTGATGGCAATAAAGAAGATGGATTAAGGCATGACTACAAAATTAAAATAACACCAATAGGAGAATGAAGATGATTAAACAAAAATGTTTTAATGATATGACTGAAGATGAGATAGAAGATTATCTATCTGAACGAGATGGTTATGTTGAAGATGGTATAGGTTTAAATTCAGATGGTCATGAGTTTAGATGTGATTGTGAGAACTTTGACTGTGGATTGGCTTTATATTTAATAAAGGAGAGTGAAGATGAGTAATTATGACTACGATATAGATGTCAATATACCAACAACAGTAAGGTTGGATAATGGCAATGTTTTAGATTTAAAACTAACGAGTAAAATTTTAAATGATTCAACACTAGATAGAATTTTTCAAGACATTGATGATTTTTTAGAAAATGAATTTCAAGGGGGAATTGAATAATGATTAATGAAAGGCGAGACGAGGATTGGATCAACCCACCTGAACCCAAAGAGGACTATGAACCTGATGTTGATTATATTAATGATGAAATATGGTTAAGAAAAAAAGAACAAGAAGAACAAGAAGAAATAGATATAGAGGTTGAATTAGTGTTTGCTAAATTATTTTACTCAAATTATATAAAGGATATTAAAAAAGAATTGTTTGACGAATGATTAATTGTTTGTTAAATTCTTTTACTCAAATTATATAAAGGAAATAGTGATGACATTACAAGAAGTATGTAAAGAATTAGAAGTAACACCTAATCAGTTAGCAGAGAAGTTTGATCCAAAGTTAAGTAGACAGGCAGTATTCTATTGGGGACAAAGGGGAATACCTAAATTAAGACAATACGAAATTAAGGAGATGTTAGATGATAGAGCGAGAGAGAATACTAGCGAAGTTTGAAAAGGTTTATAAGTCTGGCGAGGGAGAGTATCAATGTTTATGCCCTAGCCATAATGATAGGAACGCTAGTCTGGGATTAAAGTTTAAAGAAGATAAGATGATACTTAATTGTTTTGCAGGGTGCAGTATGGAACAGATACTGCAAGATTCAGGACTAACATGGAGTGATGTTATGCCTGATACATTAGATACAGAATTTAAACCAAAGACAAGGATAAGATTTTCTAATCCTTATGGAGTGCTAAAGGCAACAAGAGATGATCTTTTATTTGTTGCATTATGTTCTAGCAGTATTCGTAAAGGTAAGTCATTAGAAGATTCGGATAATAAGAAGTTATTTGAAATCACAGAAAGGTTAAAGGGTATATACAATGACATTAAATGATGAATTAAATAAATTAATAATAGATGATAAAGATGTAGATAATTATTTTTCTGCTAGAGATACAGACGAACACTTTAAGATTAAATCACCAAAGGCATACAGTGGTGAAATACTTGACTATTTTACTCAAGATGTAAATGGTGGCATACCATTACCTTTTAGCAAGTTTGAGGGTTTGTTTAGGGTAAGGGAACATGAGGTATCTATCGTATCAGGTTACAGTGGGCATGGTAAATCAGCATGGTTAAACTATGTAATACTCAAGATGTTAGCAGAACACAAGTGCCTGATAGGTTCTTTTGAAATGCAATGTAGGGCAACACTAGGCAGAATGTTACAACAAGATTCAGGAACACAAATGCCAACACAGTTAGGTATAGATAATTTTTTAGATAAGATTAATGATAACTTATTTTTATATGATGCAGAGGGAGAGACTTCGCCTGTAAAAGTATTATCAGTGATTCAGTATGCTAAAGAAAAGTTAGGGGTAGAGGTGTTTGTTATTGATTCATTGACCAAGATAGGTATTAACAGTGATGACTACAACAAACAAAAGCAATTCTTAAATCAGCTATGTGTTTGTGCTAGGGATATTGGGGTGCATATATTCTTGGTAGCTCATAGCAGAAAGACAATGAATGAGATGGGACAACCAAGTAAGTTTGATGTCATGGGTTCAAGTGATATTACTAACCTAGCAGATAATTGCATAACAGTATTTAGGAACAAGCAGAAAGAAAAGGATATGACAGACGAGGGTGCTAATACTGTAGAAATAAGTAAACAGTATGATTGTTTTGTGCAAGTGAGTAAGCAAAGGCATGGCACAGGTTGGGAAGGATCGGTAGGGTTATACTTTGATAATAAATCTTTTAGATATGGGGAGAGACAATTTGGAATCCAAACAAATATCCGTTAATGAATTTTTAAAACAAATGAAAAAAGCATTTGGAGATTTTGAGTTTAGAGCAACGAGTAAAGATGGGAAAGTATTTAAGTCACAAGGGTTTGATAAGTAAAACTTATTAAAGTGATAAGTAAAACAAATCAACACAAACTTGACAAACTATTTTTATTGTGTTAAGGTAGTTTAACAGTCAATAAATTATTGATTGTTGTTTTAACTGTTCATTAACAATTAAAATTTTATTAACCTTTAAAAATAAGGAAACATATAAATGAATGAATATGAAAAAAAAGTAGCTCTTGCTAAAAAAAATCATGGTTACGAGTGGAAAAATTATATGGGTAGATATGGTTTATCTGCTGATTATGTTTTTTTAGTTATTGAGAAAGATGATCAAAAAGCTATTGAATTAGAAGTCGTAATTGATGATCCATTTAATAACGAAAATACATTTGGCACAACATATTTTACCAATGGAAGTCCTTTTCATTATGATTGGGAAGTAGATAATCCTGAAATTACATTAGCTGATTTATCAAAAGAGCAAATTAAAAAAGCTAAAGAAATTTGGAGAAAATGATTGGGGTAGGGGTGGAAGCACCCCTATTTTTTAATAAATAGTTTGACAAATAAAATTAACAGTAGTAAAGTATATTAACTTTTAAGAAGAAAGGAGAAATACAATGAGTAAATCAACAGAATTATCACTTGCAGTTCAGCAAGAAGAATCACAAGACCAATTACAAGCAGAAATGCACCAAGACTATTTGGAGATGGAACAGTTGAAGAAACTTTCTTATCAACAAGAGGTTCTTGACCAAATATTTGGGAGAAACAGATGAGTAAATTTCAAGAGTTAAGAAAGATAGATGTTAGTAAATACACAGAAAAGAAAGGCAAGTTTACTTATCTATCATGGGCATGGGCAGTAGATACATTATTGCAACATGATGAATCAGCAACATGGGGTTATGCAGACCCTATGACATTACCTGATGGCAGTATGATGGTGTTCTGCACAGTTCAAGCATTTGGTAAAAACATGACTGCACAGCTACCTGTATTAGATTTTAAGAACCAAGCAATTAAAAATCCTAATGCTATGCAATTAAATACAGCTATGCAAAGATGTTTAGCAAAAGCTATTGCTTTACATGGGATTGGATTGTTTATATACAAAAATGAAGATTTACCCCCACATGATGTTTTAGAGCATATAGAGAACATTCACAAGGAACAAGGTATTAACAAGGCAAGACAATACTTCAACGGACTTAATGAAGCTGACAGACAATTATGTTCTCCATTTATACAGAAGTTACAGGAGAATAAATAATGGAACAGAGAACAGACGAATGGTTCAAGGCTCGTCTAGGTAAGGTCACTGCAAGTAAGATACATGACATTATGATTAAAACTAAAGTAGGAGAATCTACCTATAAAACAAAGTATCGTATGCAGTTAGTTACTGAAAGACTAACAGGTAAGGTTGTGCCTATATTTATGAATAACGCTATGGCTCATGGTGTAGAGTATGAAGATGAAGCCAAGACTTGTTATGCTAATCATAGGAAGTTGCTAGTAGGAACTGATGTAAGAGATGTCGGCATGATAGATCACCCTAGCATAGATATGTCTGGTGCTAGTCCTGATGGGTTGGTAGGAGATGATGGATTAATAGAGATTAAATGCCCACAACCTATGACACATACCACAACACTAGAAACAGGAGAAATACATAAAAGATACATACACCAAATGCAATGGCAAATGTCTTGTGTGGGAAACCATATTAAGTGGTGTGACTTTGTATCTTACCACCCTGACTTTCCTGATGACTTAAAATTATTTATCAAGAGAGTGCCAAGAGATAATGAGTTAATAGCTCGTTTGGAAGAAGAAGTAAGCACATTCGTGCAAGAAGTAGAATATAAAATTAAAACCATAAAGGAGAATCAACATGGCTGAACAGTATGATAACACTAACAGGTTTGCGTTATTTAAAAATAACAAAACTAAAGATTCACAACCTGACTACACAGGAACAATTACTTTAGAAGGTGGTAAGGAAATGTCCTTGAGTGCATGGATAAGAGAATCTAAAAAAGGTGATACATATATGAGTGGACAAATGCAAGAACCATATAACCCTGACAATGCTAATGCACCTAAAGAAACAGTAGCACCTAAAAGTTTTGATGAAATAGCTTCAGATGTTCCGTTCTAGTATGAAGTATTTATTGCTAGGAATAATGTTTAACTTACCTGTTCTAGCAGATAGTGTGTGGGAGAGCGATGGTTCATTAACTATTATTGAATCATCAGAACCTACTTATCTATTTATTGATGGATCAGGAGATGTTCAAGTAGAAACACAAGTCTCAAGTGATGAGCCAACATTTGTTTATGGCAGTGATGAATTAACAGTTTGTCAGCCAACAGGACAAGGCTCTATATGTTATTAACTAGGGGTAAGATTGGGGAGGAAACTCCCCTTTTTTATTTTAATTTGGAGATCTAAATGGAAGATAATATTAATCCAGACCATTACAAAAAAGGTGGAATAGAAACAATAGAGTATATGGAAGCCAAGATGAGCAAGGAAGAATTTTATGGCTACATAAAAGGTAATGCTCTCAAGTATATTAGCAGAGAAGGTTTAAAATCAGATAAAATTACTGACAAAATAGATGACTGTAAAAAAGCAATATGGTATCTTGAGCAAATGATTAAGGTTCATCAGAAAGATATAGCTGTATTAGAAGCTAAAGTAAATCAAGATAAATGGATAGATGACGAGCTACATGACGAGGACTAAAGAAGTTTACGGAGAAAAATTTGTTTGTCATAGTTGTGGTCGTGATGCTATGTTTATGGATAGTGACAAAAAATGGTATTGCTCTTTTAATATGTTTGATCTAAAGGAACATCATGGCATCTGTAAAACTGATAAAAACAAATGATCCTATTTGTAATGTTTGTAAAAAACCAGCCAAGATATATTCTGATGGTAAATGGTGGTGCAGCGTTAGTGTAGAAATAGGAGAGTTTAATTCATCAGGATTTTGTAAGGAGAAAAAATGATTAATTGTCCTAAATGTAAAGATGTAGAAATGATATGGGGAAATGATTGGGATAATGATGATGACATGGATAGTCAATACTTAATATGGAGTCAGTATAGTTGCCCACAATGTGAAACAATACTAAATGTATATTGGAGTGAGAATAATGGCAAAGGGCAAGGAAGCACTAAAAAAGAATAAAGATGAATGGAAAGAACATCAGTTTATATATGATGGGTATAAATTTATAATGACTTACAACAAAAAAGATTTTAATATTGCACACGAACTAACAGGAAAGATTATAACTAAAGGAAACTTTAAGGAGTAAATCATGATTGAGTTTGCATTTGTAATGGTAATTAATTTAGCACCAGAACCTTTAACCGATTGGCAATATGTAGGATCGTTTAATAGCTGTCAAGAAGCTGTCTTATATGTAGACTTACATTATCCAGACCCAAACAAAGTTGAAATGGAATACAAGTGTTT